CGTGGCCGGGGAAGTGTTTTCGGGTGTGCCTGGGACGGAGGTGATGAAGTTCAAGGTTGCGGTCTGGAAGGCACAGTTCCACGGACACATTCTAAGCAGACGTTTGCGGAATGGATCGTAAATGATATTTGCTTGAATCGCTTCGTTACTGGAGTTGGCCAGGAGTTCAGCTGCCGTAACTGTGGTCCTTGATCCAAAAGTCTGGAGAGCACGATTTATCATGTCTGTTTTCGTGGTCACAACACATGGCTCCACGTTTTTCGCTGATCAATCTTCCAAATCGTCGTGTGATCAACCCCATAATTAATGCCTATTTCAGTCTGTGAATAGCCAAGCTCCAAGAGCTTTCTTATCTGTATGATATCGTCCTCAAATAGCTTTGCCTGACCATTGGCACTTCCTCTTTTGTCTGGAACATAGCCACGTTCTGAAGCCCACATGTCTTTCACATTATTGGCTCTAGTGTCTTGATATAAATGATCTGGATTGAAGCAAAGACGTTCATCGCAAGAATGACAAACACAAAGACCATTGTAGATAGGGCCTTTGAAAAGTCTAAAGGAGGTAACATGAACTCGCTCTCGATTAAGACATCCATAGCCTTCGCTGGTACCACCAACAAAGAACCAGCACCCATTCGGTTGAATTTGAAGATGGCTAAGAAGTTCTCTTTCAAGAGCGAGATTCAACATTTCAATATTTTCCCTGACTTCCACAACAGCCGTGGTTTTCGCCGCCCAGGCCCGGGCTGCCGCTATGGCTTCCACCATTGTCAGGCCCGTTGGTGATGCCTTTGTTGCTTCCGTGAAGGCCCGGGGAGTGTGGGTCGTTGATATTCTTTGGGCCCTGTGGCGGGCGATAGTTGTTCACGTCCTTCGTGTTGCCAGGGAGGACCCCACCACGGCTGACGCCAGAGGCTTGGGGTTGGGAAGAGTTGGGGCCGAAGCCACCGAGGATGTCACGGGACATTAAAGCCTCCGTTCGACTAGAGTGGTAGTCTGGGCCACGCCATTGTCCTCAGCCTGGGGCTTCGCTTGGACCGCGGCTTCGGCCTTGGCCCTTGCAGCTGCCTTGCGCTGTTCCGTGGCTTCCTTCTCAAGGCGAGCTTCTTCAGCCGCGGCTTCTTTATCGACTTGGGCCTGCCGGGCCTCAGACACACGAGCCATCTCAGCCATAGTTCTTTCGGCCTCAGCCTTCTTTTCTTCTTCGTACTCCTTCGCCGTTTCTTCCTCAATCACCTTCAGCCGCCGTGTGGCAACTGCACGGATGTTGGCGAACTGCGTGCCGTGGTCGTTGGTCTTCTCGATAATGTGCAGGAGGCCTGCGACTTCGTCCATGTTGTGCATCAGTGTTCTCCTTGTGAGCCGGACTTGTGGCGCTTGGTGCCGATCCCCGGGGCCATGTAGCCGCGGCCAGCGTCCCAAGAGGTTTTGTTGAGGGCGAAGTCGCCGCTGTCGGTGGTGTGGTCGCCCAGGTGGTTGCCGAGATACAAGACTGCACCAGGGTTGACGCGTTGGGGGTTGGGCTCGACTTTGCTATCATATGAGCCTGAGATAGTTGCTTTGCCTTGTTTCAAGTTGCTTCTCCTCTTGGTTTCGACAACTGCCGGGTGTGGTCCCAACGGTTGTCCTTGTCTTTCGCCATTTCACGGCGAACCTTTTCAAACGTGCCGCCATCCATGTGGAGTTCCACTAGGAGTTGTCGATAGCGATCGTCGCACCGTTCGAGTTCTTGGGTTACATGGAGGGGGATGGGCAGGCCTCTAGATTCGTAGAGGTAGGAGATGTCGTGCACGTCGTGCATGTACATGATGAACCGGCGCATCTTCTCCGGGACTTCGCTTTCGGCATCTTTGATAGCGAAAAGGACGGAAGAGAGCTGCTGACGGATGGTGGCTAGTTCTCGTGAGATGCGAAAGAGGAGGTCGCGCTCGGTGACTGTGTCGTCGAGCTTATAATCGATGGGGCTGGATTCGTTCATTGAGGTTCCTTAGTTGACGAAGTAACAGCCACTAACACCAAAGTCAGTGGTGTTGGCAAAGTTGGTGTTGGCAAGTTGAGTTATGGCACCAGCATTGTTTTGATAAAGGCCAATTGGCGTGGCTCCGTTGTTGAATGCTTCCAGCATCCCCGTGAAGGTAAGCGCCGTTGAGTTGAACGTGGTGTAGACTTGGGTCACACCTTTCGGGGTAAGAGGAAGGCCGGTCATCGTTGCCACGCCGGTGGAGCTACCTTTGTTGGTCAAGGCGAAGTAGGCCTGGAAGCATACTTGGCTCCCTGTCCATTGATACTCGCCGGTTTGGCTTGCATAGGTTACCCCGACGGCCGCGCCACCAAAGGCAATGCCAGGGGTGAAGGTGGTGCCAATCGCACGGAAGATTCCAATGGCATTGCCAGGGAAGGTCACAGAGGCTTGAGCTAGATTGCCTGGGTTGTCGACAAGGTAGCGAAGGCCGGTCGAGCCTGCTCCAGAGCCAGCCCCGGTGAAGGAGGTACCGGACATTTCGAGATAGGGGCCAGAGCCGACCATTTGCACAAATTGGGTGAAGGCCAAAGCGTTGGGCATGGATACGGCTACACCGTCAAGAACGGAGTGGCTATCGCCCTGCATTAGGATGTGTTGTGCCATCGAGCCGGAAATGGTGTAGGTGCCGGAAGAGTAGTTGATGCCTCCTCCAGCGCCGACGTTGATATGTGTGCCAGCAGGGAAGGCGCCGAAGTCGACATTGCGAAAGTCTATCACGCCCCATTGCGAAGCCTGAAGGGCAAAGTTGCCTGTGCCAGTGCCGACGAATTTAATCCCGCTCATGATAACACCGCCCCAATCACGAGCGGTCAGGCAGGCATTGCCGGAGCCTGAGCATTGCCATGTTACGTTGGCTGGGGTGGTTGGGTTTCCTTGGAGAAAGAAGACGTGGTAGCCCTGGAGGGCACCGAAGGCTTGGGCGTTGTTCTCGGTGAAGGTCTCATTGCATTGTTGTATAGTTGGCCCGAAGCCATTAAAGGCAACGGTGTTACGCAGATTTAGCATCGCACCATTAACGGTGGCAAATGGCGAGTTTACGGAAAGGCCATCGTTGGTATCGGATGGGGTTGTACCACCGATTGAGGTGCCACCAGAGAAGTAGGTTTGAACACCTGAGGAATGGCAGACGTACCAAGTCTGAAGGTTTTGTAGTTGCCACAGGCCAGGCTGGTCGTATTGCCAAGTGTTGTTCTGGTTGCCAAGGATGAAGGTCTGGCCGGGTTGCAGAATCCAATTGCTGTAGCCGTTTATGGCTAAGGTTTTGCCCCGACAGGTTGCGGCACCACCAGAGGGGCAGTTGCTGTCTTCATTGGTGATGAAGACCATGCACTTCGAGTTGTAGGTTGAAGCAGCGTTGACGGTGAAGGTGTAGGAGGCAGCACCACCAAGTGCAACAGTCTTACCACAATCGGTTGTGGCCATAGGACTGGCTGAGGTATAGGAACTGCGAGTGTTGGTAGGAACGCCGGCAGCTAGCGTTACTACGCCAGTGGTAGTGTTAATAGTTGCATCGCCAGAGGCTGTGAATCCGCCCAAGATTCCAGCACTGTTAAACTGGATCTGGCCTGGGGTACCGCCGGCAGCACCGGTAAGGACGGAGGTGGAGACCTGGCCAGGAATGCCTCCAGCGACAGTGCCACAGATGGTGTTAGGGGAGAAGACACCGTTGCATTGAGCCTCAGCGGCAGCTGGAGCTAGGAGCAAGGCAAGTGCAAGGAGTAAACGTTTCATATTGCTACTCACTGAAGAAGGGTCCAGCCACCAGTTTCGAGGATTGGCTTGAGAAGGAAGGCACCGAAGTTGCTCACGAGTGAGATCGTGGCAAGGCCAGAGATCAGCTCCCCGGCGAAGGGGTTGATGACGATCGGGTGAGCGGCCGCGAAGCCACCAATGTCGACGATGGTCATTGGGTGGAGGTACCATTGGCCGGGGAGTGCACCGGGTTGGGGTGAGGCTTTGGATGAGGGAAGGTTGAGGATCACGCCGTTAGCATTCACGTTAACGGTGATCAGGTTGGTGCCGCGGAAGATGGCTTGGGCCCCCGCAGCTGTGATTGGAAGCACAGCTTGCTGCGGCAGGGTCTGCCATCCAAGCGAAGGTCCCAGCCAGACCCGTTCGTATTGGCGAAATGTGCCACCCTGGTCGAGATCGGACTGGGAGCCCATCGTTAGAGCCTGCGGCCTGAGACGTGGGCTTTGGCTTTAGCCACGGAGGCGGCTTCCTTCTCGGCCGCGGCACGGGCTGAAGCGGCCAACTCTTCCTCGGTCGGCTCTAGGTCTTCCAGGGGCTCTTCCTCGGCGATGATTGGCTCAGGCTCAGCGGCTGGAGCGGCAGTAACCTTCCCCATAAGCAACTGCATTAACTGCCGATTCTGTTCCATCATCGCGGCCATCGCCTCCAGAACCTTGTCCACGCCATGGGCTTGTTGCTGTTGCACAGCAGCGGCCCTGAGGTCAGTCAACTGGTTAATCATCTCGTCCCCGAGCCGGGCGAAGAACCCAGAGCGCTGCGACTCTTCATCGATGCCCTGGGTCGGGGTCCAGTTGAACTTGGCGGTGATGGCCTTGGCCTCATCGTCGATTGGAAGCATGCCAGGAGTGGGATCGCCCTCGAAGACGATGTCGTCAGGCATGCCCTTACCTTCCCAACACACGCGGATTTCGCCATCCATCTCGTTGTTGGGGTATTTGAAGTTCCAGTCATCCGCGACGCGGGGGTCGAGATGCATCGGGACTTTGTACATTTTGCGTGTGGGTTTGCCTGTGCGAGAGTCGACGGCGGTGTGTTCCCAACGGGAGGAAGGGACGTTGAGGTAATGCGGCTCTGTCAATTTCCATCGTGCCATGTTAGTTCTCCTTTGGTTGGGGTTAGTTGAGATTCCTCGTCAAGATCGACGTCTGCGGCGCCTAACTGAGTAAAGGCAGGAGCGCCGTCATCTGTGCGGAATCGACAGGCCCGATCGATTGGTCAACTCGATAAATGTAGGATGGAGCCCACCAAGGGCCGGCACCCCAGATGGCCCAGCCGCCGTTCCATACATCGGCGTTATTGCGCAGATATGTCAGCATGTCGCTCATGGCGGCTAGCATTGTGGAATTATTGGCGATACCAAATTCGCCAAGAAAGAACCTCTTGCCTGGATTGGCTCGGCCCCATTTGGTAACGGATGAAATTCGCTCAGAGCCGATGGTGGCACTAACCGCCGTCGCACTGGAGCCAGAGCCGTTATAGTCGAGATACTGATGCACATCGAACACATAGTTGTTCAAGGGATCGACGATGCTATTGCCGAGAATGGCGGCGTTGCCGGACGACACCCAAGACCATGCGCCGGTAAAATTGTTGGCGCCTGGGATCAGGATCTGACCTATCCCGCCTGCAGAACGAATAGACGCAATCGCCATATTGACGCTAGCCAGCCATGACGCTTGTGATACAGCACTCGGTTCATTCATCAACCCATAGGCGACGTTGGGAGCTCCTGGAAACAGAGCAGTAATCCTGGACCAAACATCGGCAAATTGCGCTTGTGTCGGGCCTCCGGGAGCACCAATCAGAACGCTGTTGTAATAGCCGTAATTGTGCAGATCGAGCAGGATAGTTACCGCCGGATTATGTTGCACCAATCCAGTCAGCCACGTCACATGGGCAGGATCCAGATCACCTCCCAGCACAGGCTGAATTCGCTCCCATCTGAACGGAACACGAATGACGGTCATGCCTTTGCTGATGTAATAATCAAGTTCCGATAGGCTGAACAGCACATAGTCTATTCCGGCCGTCCCGGGGATTACCGAGCCAAATTCGGCACCGGATATGTTAACTCCAGCAGGCATCAGGAGCGCGCCGAGTTTTGCTCCAGCGCTTGCGCCCTGGTCGTAGGCAGCATGGAGCTGTACAGCGGTTATGCTCATGACAGCGCCGGTCCCATCGAGCCCATCGATTGCCAGCCATTGGTAATGCGCTTGTACCAGCCGCTCGGCGTGCTGGCCCAGATCAGGCCATCCTTGTCGATCTCGATATAGGTTCCTCCGCCGCCTCCTGATGGAACACCACCGTTCACGAGAATAGAAAATTGTCCTCCAGAGGTCGCGTTACCCATGGTCCATAAATTGCCGCTGACATCAGATAATGCCGCAGCACTGTTCGGCCCTGTGACGGTCGTACCCGGCGGTGAAATATCGGCCTGGACAACAAGCGCGCTGAGTTGATTAAGCGCGGCCTGCCACGCGGTAATGATCGGCTGAAGTTGAGCGGGAGTGATTATTGTCATGAAATCCTCTTAATAGATGTTGGCGCCAACGGCGGTCATGTACGCATTTACTCTGGCTTGAAAGCTCGATACATCGGCCGCCGAAAACCCGCCGCCGGCCCAAAACGCTGCTTGCTGGTCGGTGGTTGGACCTTGGCCTGCGCCGTTGCCCAATTGGAACACTTGCATGTTACGATCTGGCAAAGCCACCGATGTGGCGGTTATATTCCCCAGGAGCGTCGATCCTGCATTTTTGAAAATATCAATATTGGACGAACTTGTTCTGTTCATGACCCAGCTGCCTTGCACATTGGCGTTTGCAAATCCGCCAAACGTGCCATCATTCAGTCCTGCCTCAATATTGCCGCTGGCATTGCGGCCGCGGAAATACGAATAGGATGTCCCGGCTACATTGTTACAGCCATAAGCCGTCATGTTGTTGGCGGTGACGCGACTTGTAAGGATATAGACTCCGGTCATGCCGCCGTTAAGGGTGTATTGAACTGCGTTGGTCGAAGGTGTCCAATTCGTATCGATGAACCCGCCGGCTACTCCTGTGCCGGTGAAGCCTTGATCTGTGGTGAAGGTTAAAGCACCCGTGTTTGCCGCCGTAAAGCTCGTGCTGACAAGATTGAGCAGAGCGGTCGTGCTGGTGTTGGTCGCGAAAATATAGAGCAGATCAAGCTTGGCCCATGTTCCATCAGTGACGAGGCCACAGATCATGACATCATAGGCATTGCGCTCAGTAATACTCAGCCCTGAAGTGCGGGCTAAGAATACACTTGATTGTGAACAAGCAGGTGTGAATCCACTGCTCGATGCTAAAGGAAACCATCCTTGTGCCCACGCGAGTGCAGGTGTCAGCCCCAGGATAAGTGATAGGAGAAGGACGCGGAGGGGTTTCACAGTTGATAGCCCCAAGCGGTAACGGCCGTATTGCCTCCTGTGCCAGCAGCGACCGAATTAACAGCAATACCAGTGTTGGTGGCAGATGCCGGGATACAGGGACTAAATGTTTGCTGCAACTGACCAGCTGAGGTAGCACTACCAACGTTCTGGATGTAGTTCAGAGTACCGGTAATCGTACCTGTTACTGTTGCAGCTCCTGCTATAGCCGCTGTTGCATCTGATGTTATAGTAAAGCCGCAAATGAAAGTTGTTTTAGAGGCAACACCAGCAAGGGTGGCAGTTGTTGCCCCGGTTGTTCCTGTTGTTGAAGCGGTGATAGCAGTTGGTGTTGTTGTTGTAGCATTGGTTGGATATTGTGAGCTAAGGGTAAAAGGAACTGATCCTGATACAGCTGCTGGGCCAAGCAGAATGATCCCAGGAGAATCGGTAGCAAGGGTTGTTCTAACTGCCGCGGCTTGAGTGCCTCCACCCAATGGTGAGGAGATTGCAACACTACCACCCCCCGAGGTTATCAGCTTGCCGTTGGTGTCGCACTGGACGTAGCCAAAGACGCTGGTAGGGAGAGTTGGCGGGGCTGTGTTGAAGACACAGGCCAATGCGTTGGTGGGGATTGGGCCTGAGATTTGTTGAGCCAGCGCCGCACTCGCCAGCCAAAGGGAGAGGAAGAGTGCGGCGCAAAGCTTACGCATTACTTATTCCTCCGTCCAGGTGATGGAGCCATTCCATAGGTTGGTGTTGGTCAGCGTTGCTGCATTGTTAACACAGACTTGCTGAGCTACACCGTTGAGAGTTGGTGGGGCCAGGTTGTTCTCAAGATCACGACCGAAATAGAAATCGACTGGCGCTGCCGCAACCACAGAAGCTGCCAGTGGAGAGAACATGTTCTGGGAGTCGATGTAGGTTGGAGCTGTATCAACAATGGTCGGGGCGGCAGTGTAGGAGACCAGAGTTGCGGTTGCTGTACCGGCCACAGAGGGGTCACGCCGATTGATCTGTGTGACCACACCTGGATTGGCTGTGGTCGAAGCAGGAGTGCCTCCAGTATCAGCAGAGGCACGCTTCACCAGATTGATGGCCACGTTCTGCGTTGCAGTAGTCGTCTGGCCATAAATGGTGATACGCTGGACCCGCACCGTCTTAGATGCGGAGCCGGTGATACAGATTTGGTCAGTACCAGAAGTGACTACCGGAACTAAACCAAAGAAGGCCGAGGAGTAGGTTGCCTTCTCGATATAGCCAGTACCGATACCGATCTGGGGAACGGTGTTGACTTGGGCCAACACGGAAGTGCAAAGGGCCAGAAGGCCCAATGCTCCAAGGATGGGACGTTTGATCATTGCTGCGATTCCTTACGATGCCGAAGTGCAGATGTAGGAGATTTTCGAGGTAGTGGCCGAAGTTTGAGTGAAAGTGCCTGAGAAGTCGGTACCAGCAAAGCTACCACCAGTGCCAGCGGAGCAGGCCGAGAGGACCGGGGCCGGGCGCCCAGTGGGAGTTAGAATGTGACCTGGGAAATAGACACCGGTATTGATATCTACCCCAAACGGTCCGCGAGGGTCTTGGGAGAGTTGGATAGAAGAGCTGATGACTTGGGCAAAGGAAACACTTCCCAAGAGGCAGAGCAGGGCCAGAGAGGTGCCCCAACGGTGGAAGAAGTTTTTCATGGTAGGGCTCCTTAGTTGGCGACGTTGATGCCAGCGGGGTAACCGCCATGGATTGAGTTGTCGGTGCCTTGGTAAGGGAGGTCGATCCGATCTAGAACAAGGAAGGAAGAAAGGGAGCCGGCAGTGAAGACGGCAGTGGCGTTGACGTAGTTCATCTGCAAGAAGCGGGGGATGGCATTGCCATCGGGGGGCCGCGGCATATCCATGTCGTAGAGTCGGGAGCCGGCGTTGAGGGTGGCCAAGGCGTAGGCCGGGGAAGTCCACCAAGTGGAGAATGCGGCCGGGGCGCCTGCGCCGTTGTCGATTGCGCCTTGGAGAGCGACCTGCAAAGTGCCTGCACCGCCTGAGGTGAAGGTAGTGATGACCTGCACCAAGAGCTTCATGGCAGGGTCATCACCGATACCGATGTCACGGGCGCCGCCACCCTGAGCGGAAGTGGGGATGCCAGAGTTGATACCGAGATCGATGATGTTGGTGCTCACTGCGGTGACAGTGATTGCCTGGGCTGAGGAGAACTGGAGGAGTCCATCGAGAATCATGTTGCGTTCCTTTACTAAACGACGGTTGCTTCATTGCTGAGGATCGCGTCAACCGTTCGGATCGGGATGCCGCGGAAGGTGGTGATGGGTTTGCCGTTAAATTCCTCAATTCTGAGGAGCACATTCGTCTTATTCATGGCCTGGAGGTCCAGATACGTCCGGATGATCCTATTCGCATAGATGACGGTACGACCCATATCGGCACGGACCATCGGCGTGTCGCTCGTCTGCACAACAGTTGCGGAGACGGGTGCGGTGGGGAGGCGATAGAGAGCACGGACGAGGAGGTTGATCAGGTTCGCCGCGGAGACACCGGTCAGGGTGGTGACGTCCACGTTGGCGATCCGCGCCATGTAGCGCCAGTCGCGCTGGGCAAAGCCAATTTCCCATTTGAAGTGTTCGCGGTAGGCTTGGTAGGTGTTGCCCAAGCTATCAGTTACGGGCCATTCGCCCATGTCGCGCTGTTGCAACCCTGCCAATTTCCCTTTGGGGAAGATCGCGTGGTTGGTGTCTGAGCCCCAAGTCATCACCCAGATCGAGGTGTTGGTTGAGGCAAGGCCACCGCCATCGAGAACGTTGTTGGCGGTATTGGAGTTTGCAGTGGTCTTGGTGGAGAAGCGTGGGGCCCAGCCGGTGAAGCGTTCGGGGTTGGCGAACTGATTGCCGTAGACCAACGTCGAAGCCACTTGCTGTGACATGCCTTCGAGGAAGGCACGGGACTCCGAGAGGCGGAACTCCGGAGTGTTGCCGTTCAAGTCCGCGATGTCTTTGTCGATCACGGAGTAGGTTTCAAGGTTGCCACAGGCTTCGATGAGTTGGGCTGTGGTGGACTTGGCGTTGGGAACACCCGTGTTGAGTAGGCGCCAAGTTGCTTGGGGCAGGCCGGTGCGGACGGTGGTTTTGTGACCGGTCGGGAGGTTGCCTTCGACGACCATCATGTCGTCAAGGACTTCGTTGGTTTGGGACAGGAGTTCGATGATGGCGGCGACCTTATACCCATCGTCCATCCGCTTGGCCCAGTCTGCGTATGTTAACGCAGTAGTTCCAATAATTGCCATAGCTCAGAGTTCCTTAGGTTGAGTTGGAATGCATCTTACTTATCCTCGGTTCCTCTGGGCTTTGCCGTTCTACCGCCATGCGGTGGACGTCGGGGATTCAGGTGCCACGGTTCGCGGCGAGATGGGGGTACATGGCATCGGCCAAGGATGGCTTGTCGGCTTGGCCGGGCGGTTTGTTCGCGGCTGGGGATTGCCCTCCGG